CTGATTTAGAGGCAGCTAGAAGAAAGGTGTGTGCAAAATGAAAGCATTTCCGTGGTCAATTGATAATGGAGAATCCGTTAGGGGTGAAAAGGGTATGGACTTACGTGATTACTTTGCGGCTAAGGCGATGAATGGCTTGCTTGAAAGCAAAATCATCATGGAGATTTGCGAAATGGAAACTAATGGTGATTTGCCTGAGATAGTCGCCACTATGTCGTACAACATGGCAGATGAAATGATGAAAGCGAGAAAGAAATGATCAACCTATTTGATTTTCTATTTGGCGTGATGTGTGGGGTGGTTGTTGTCTTTTTGTATGGTTTTTATAAAGCATGGTGGGAGGATAGGCATGACTAAAGAGGATTACTACCGGATCAGAGACTCCGTATATAAGAACGCTGGTATGGATAAGTTTGACTTTGATTTGATGATGTGCCGAGTTGTCATGAAGGCAGTAGAGGAAGAGCGTGAGGCGTGTGCAAAGTTAGTAGAGGAATGGGGCGATCCAATGGGGGCTTCTTTACAAATCAGAGCAAGGGGGTAGCATGACTGATAGAGAACTATTACAGCAAGCGTTAGATGCGTTGGAGTCATGGCAAAAAACTTGTCTTGATTGCGGAAGATCAAGCGAAGAATTAGGAAGGGCAACAAAGTCATTGCAAGCAATACGCACAAGACTAGCGGAGCTTGAACCTGAGGAAACAGTAGGTGGATGGCCTTTATATTCTGGTATACCTAAACCTAAACCTGTGGCTTGGTCATATGATAATAAATTTAATTGGGATGTATGGGGCGATGCTACTTGGCAAATATCTATAAGCCAGCATCAAGAACGCGCAGATCAGATACCACTATACACCGCCCCACCAAAGAAAGAATGGGTAGGTTTGACGGATGCTGATCTTATAGAACTTGTAGCTTTTACGCACATGAGTATAGAAGATGCTAAATCAGTAGAGGCAAAGTTAAAGGAGAAGAACATATGAGCGAACATCCGATTTTATTCGGTTTTGGTGTGCCAAACAAAGAAGATGTAAAAAACTACCCGCTAGAATTTCTTAGTCATCATTTAATCGGTGGAAACCCTGAAGATAAAGAGCATGGTTTTTCTGACACACGAGAACAAGCTATTGAGATTTTTGCTTTACAGTTTATGGAGTTATCACAAACAGCAAAACATAGCTTTTTATTTGTTAGGCGAGAAGCTGAACTTACACAAGTAAATGGAGTTTATGGCGGCGTTAAATGGCGAATGGTTGGCAGGTTTTCTATTGCAAAGCTAAAGGAGAAAAACAATGGATGACTTAGAAAGTAGATTATTACTGATAGAAAACCGCATAGAGAATCTTCTGATAATGCATGCTAGAGATAAACATCAACCCTTTACAGATGAAGAATGTAAAGTTATTGAGTCAGCACAAAATGCAATGGGGTATAGGGGCGCACGTATAGTAAGAGATCGAGTGGCGTTAGCATTGGTATCTGAAAAGCATGAACAGTTAAAACGTGAGTTAAAAGAAATAGAAGAGGACTATCCACAACTAAGGGAGAAGAATACATGAATATGGACGGTGAAGAGCTGATGCGGAAGATGCTGGAGTTTATCGAGACTCAAGACGGTGATTATTTTGATGAATGGTATGCATCGCCTAGAGAATTTGCTTCCACTATACTAACGGACTTTGCGAAATATCTTGGCATGTATTTGGTTGTGCCTGAGTTTGTTCCTAAACTTAAAAAGCCTGAAGTAGACCGACATGAATTGTTGAAAAAATTACAACCTGAAATTTCTAAAATATTTGAAATTGAATATAAAAAAATGATGGAGAAGAACAATGGAATTTAGAATAAAAAGAATATCAATATCGGATTATGTAGACGGCGAATGGATTGAAACTTTTAAAATTGAAACGTCTGCAGAGCAACAAGTAGTGCGTGATATAGCGGCAGTATTCTTGGGGCTTGGAACAGAAAGAGAAAGACGTTTAGAAGAGTTATTGAAGGAGAAGAATAATGAGTAAAAACGATATAACCGGCGATGAGATCAAAACCAAGGGAGTCTCTGACTCCTATCGGGATAACTTTGAAAAAATATTTGGCAAACCCAAAGGCTTGGGCATGTCAGAAGAAGACCGTAAAATCCTAGACAAGTTGCTTGAGACTACAAGAAATAACTTAAAAATAACTAGCAACGTTTAAACTTCTTGCAAGAACGCTCGTTCCTGTTTAAACTCTCTCCCTGAGCCGTACACCTCCATTCCTTCCAGTGACCTGCGCCGGACAGGGTTACGGCATCCGGCACCAACACGCATGGGGATTAGGATGTTGTATTTGTTTACGGCATTAAAAAGCGTTGGGATAACCTTTCCCTAGTCCTCAGTCGTGTTGGTGAAAGTTAGCTCACGCTCACACCGCTATGTGTGCCGAGGAGTGGATTAATTTCCCTCCCTTGAAGAAATCGGTTTTTAGCCACCAACAACCAATAGGTTGGGAGAGAGTTGGATGACAGAAAAGCAAGAACAGGTGCTGGAGTTTATTCGCACCTACATAAAGGTAAAAGGGTTTGCGCCATCGATGCAGGATATTGCGTCTGGCTTTGGTATGCGTTCTCGCTCCAATATCCACAGAATTATTCATGCCTTACAGCGTGACGGGTACATTACCTTAAAAGCCCGACAAACCCGAACAATGCGCATCATTGAACTCAAACAATGAGTGACTTGTTGACAAAGAAGGAAGTCCAGCAATACATCCGCTTATTGGATGAACTGCCTGACGACTCTCCTGAAGTTACAACAATCTACAAATTACTGAATGCCGACAAGGTTGCAAGATGTCGGCAAAATTTTATGCCGTTCGTTCGGCAAATGTGGTCTGCGTTTATACCGGGCAAGCACCACCAGATCATGGCAGATGCCTTTGAGCGTGTCGCAAAAGGTGAGTTAAAGCGACTTATCATCAATATGCCACCTCGACATACCAAGTCTGAGTTTGCTTCTTATCTCTTTCCAGCTTGGTTCTTGGGACTCTACCCAGAGAAGAAGATTATCCAAACGGCGCACACAGCGACACTTGCCGAAGGCTTTGGTCGTAAGGTTCGTAACGTTGTAGCCTCCCCAGATTACCAAGCAGTATTCCAAACCAAACTAGCAACCGACTCCAAAGCAGCGGGTAGATGGAACACCAATAAAGGCGGTGACTACTTTGCGATTGGTGTAGGCGGTGCCGTAACTGGTAAGGGTGCTGACATTCTGATCATTGACGATCCGCATTCCGAACAGGAAGCCATGCTAGGAAACCCATCCGTTTACGACAGGGTTTATGAATGGTATTCGTCAGGTCCTCGTCAGCGTCTACAGCCTGGCGGATCAATTGTGATCGTGATGACACGATGGTCTAAAAGAGACCTAACTGGTCAGATTTTGGCGACCGCAGCAAAGAAAGACTTAGAGGATTGGGAAGTCATTGAGCTTCCTGCTCTTTTGCCATCTGGCAATCCTTTGTGGCCTGAGTTCTGGAAGCAAGAAGAATTAGAGGCAATCAAGGCTGAACTTCCTGTGGGTAAATGGGAAGCTCAGTACCAACAGAATCCAACTTCCGAAGAAGGCGCAATCATTAAGCGGGAGATGTGGAAAATCTGGGAGAAAGAAAGACCACCTGCGATTGACTACATTATCCAAAGCTGGGATACGGCATTTGAGAAAAGTAACCGTGCCGACTATTCAGCTTGCACAACCTGGGGCATCTTTTATAACGAAAATGATGTGGCAAATATTATCCTCTTGGACGCTTATAAGGAGCGTATGGAATTCCCAGAATTAAAGAAACGTGCCTTGGAAATGTATAAAGAATGGGAGCCAGACACCCTATTGGTGGAGAAAAAAGCCGCTGGCGCACCTTTGATTTATGAAATGAGAAGAATGGGTATACCAATTTCGGAATATACACCGAGCAAAGGGTCGGATAAGATAGCTCGTGTAAACGCTGTGTCTGACCTATTTGCATCTGGTATGGTATGGCGACCAGAGACAAGATGGGCTGATGAATTGGTAGAAGAAATGGCATCTTTCCCTAATGGGGATCATGATGACTTGGTTGATAGCTCGTCCCAAGCCTTACTAAGATTTAGGCAGGGAGGCTTTATTCGTTTAGAAAGTGACGAAAAAGATCAAATGTTTATACCAAGAAAGGCAGCGTACTACTAATGTGGGTTAGGATTACACCGCCTGAAACAGGCGCAACGTTTAAACAGTGGCTAAATTGGGCCAAACACATAGTGTTATGGCGTGTCTATGCGTTTAAACGAGCAATAAAAGAGCCAGCCAAGTGGTTGAAGTGGCGTAAAAGAATTCGAGAAATTAACAGAGTTGTTAAATCAGCCTGCGAAGAATCTAAGCGGTCACCTAAATATGAACCGCCAACACCAGAAGAGGTGCGAAATTTTATGAAATGGGCAACTAAAGGCGGGATTGAATTTGACCACCGAATCTCTCCTATGCCCAAAAGTCCACGTAACTCAAGAGAAGTGGACATAACTAATACAGGAATACATCATGGGAATTGAAAAATCTTTATACAGTATGCCCCAAGGCTTAGGCAATCTTGCCGCCCCTGATCTCGAAATAGAGATTGAGATGGAGCAAGAGGACGGTGAAGAGCCAACCATTGAGGTTGAAATCG